GCCAATATGCAAGTGCCAAAGAAAGAGGAAGAAAAACTAGACCTGACCCGTTCTTCAGCCAATCCTTTATATCGCCAATGGTTGATTGAGGGGGCAAAAGAAGATTTTGAGGATTGGGTAAAGAAAAGATATTAAAAAAACCCCTTAAAATCGTTGCTCTTTTAAGAGTTTTTGAGACTTTAAGTAAATTTATACCCAAAAACCAAAAAAGCCTCTAAAAACGGCTAAAAACAGCCAAAAACAACTATTTGGTTAAAAAATACGGAGAAAAAAATGGATACCATAGAAATTGAGCAAGAGGAATGGTACAAGGCCTTAGTTGAGGATTGTAAGGCGATAATCACTGAACGGGTTTATAATTCAAGGATGGAACTGATTGTCGGCTATGCAGAGGTTGGTCAAAGGATTTACAACGACCCCAATTACCAGAAGTATGGCAAAGGCAACCAAGAGTTCCTTAGAAGATTATTCACTAGGATAGGGTTAAGTATGTATACCGGATATAACTGCCTCAAGTTCTATGAGAAGTTTTTAAAGGACAAAGTTGTTTCAGATATATCTGAAACAATACTTGATGTGCTTCCAGAAGGGAAAAACATCTCTTGGACAAAACTGGTCACGAAATACCTGCCAGACCGGAAGCAAGAAGAATGCCAGCACGAGCCTTTGGTTATCTGTAAAAAGTGCAGAAAAACACTAGATGATTTTGAAGTTCGAAGAAAAACAGAAGAGTAGGAAGGTGTTTATGAGACTATATAAAAATTATGAATAACTAAAAGGTATTGACAAAAATTTTTGAATACTATATAATATAATTAAGAACATTAAAAAATAAAGAAAGCCTTATGGAATAGAATGTTGTGGTGCTCAATTCAAAAGGAGAGTCAGCCAAACAATTCTTTCTATAAAGGCTTTATCAATCTTCTGGGGTCTGGGAAGATATTTCCCGACCCCGGAGGATTTAAGAAAGGAGGTTAGATGTATCTAATCAAACTAAACCCCGAGATTATGGATGGTCTTTATCACCTCAGGGAACAAAGAAAAGCCAGTGGAGATAGGAAGGCAACAATTGCGGGAATAGTCAGAGAGGTTTTAGCCGATTATCTAAATTTTCAAAAAAGAGGGTCAAAATAAAATATTCATATTATTTAAACAACAGAAGGAGGCTAAAATGGCAGAAGAATACAAACAATATCTTTATGTAGATAAAAGCAATGGTAGGGACAAATGGACACTTGGAATTGCATCTTCAGACCTGTCAGAGGTTTTAAGAACAAAGAAAATTGATGAGAAAATGTTTAAAAGCGAGGTTAGGATTTATGAGTTTGACCGCCGGACAGGCAAGATTAAGGAATTATCAGTAGAGGAGGAATAGATGGAAGAGAAGTTGGAAGAAAAACTAAAGAAAGTTCCTAAACGCCGAGCTGGATTCTATTATCTGAAAGAGGTTAACAATGAGCCATTGGTTTCGGTTACGACAGTTCTGGGTGTTATCAGTGTTCCTGCTATGATTTACTGGGCGGCAAAGAGAATGTTCATAGTGCTTGCCGAGAACCCAGAGAAGCTTGCCAATATGGAATCAGCGATTGCCGATGCCATCTACAAGCCCAGAGACGAGGCCGGCGAGAAAGGCGGAAAGGCTCATGAGGTTATCGACCACGAAGAGAGGGGTATCATCTATGACAGAAAAACCCTTGCTCCAGGAGTGGTAAAGTGCTTAGAGGCAAGGGATAGATTCTTAGCCGACCATCCGCAACTAGAAACCGTTCTGTCAGAGGCGATAGGATTCAACAGAACCCTAAAATATGCCGGACAGGTTGATAGGATTATGAGAGACAAGAACACCGGAGAGTTATGGATGATTGACTGGAAGACTGGGAATATTTATCAAGAGGCAGGATTGCAGATGGTTGCCTATAAGAATTTTGAGATGATAGAAGATAGAAAACAGGGTAGTTTTATCAAGATGCCGGAAGTCAAAAGGCTGGTTGTTATTCAGTTAAAAAACGATGGAACATACACTACAATAGATTTTAGCAACGAGTCTCTGGATGTTTTTCTGGCCTGCAAGAAATTATGGGAATGGCAAAACAACTTAAACAATAAGTAGAAGTAGGAACAATGAAATTTAAAACAAAAGATGGCACAATTTTAGAGGGAGAACTAGTAGAAGAGTTAGAGCCTACTCCAAGTAAAAAGGTAGCAACGACTGGTTATGAGTTTATGGGGGATTGGGAAAACAAAGCAGAAGAAGTATTGATTACTGATAATCCAAAACAAAAGATATTTGTGAACAAGAAGTTTGCTTCTGGAAGCAAGTTTGGTGATTATTGTATTTTCATTAACTGCATTTTTGGTCCTGATTGTAAGTTTGGCTCTTGGTGTAAGTTTGATTCTTGTTATAAGTTTGGCTCTGGGTGTGAGTTTGGTTTTGGATGCAAGTTTGATTCTGAATGTAAATTTGGTAATGATTGTCAATTTAGTTCTTATTGTAGTTTTGGCTCTTGGTGTGAGTTTGGTTTTAGTTGTAGGTTCGGTCAACAATGCTTTTTTGGTGCTGGATGTGTATTTGACTCTTCCTGTAAGTTTGATTACGGTTGTTCATTTGGTTCCTCTTGTAATTTCGGTAATAGTTCTATTTTTGGAAATTTTTGTAGGTTTGGCTCAGATTATAAATTAGGTAGTGGATGTATAATAGGTCTACCCTACTGGGATGAAGATGGTAAACACAAAGAATAAGGAGAAACAATGAAATTCAAAACTAAAGACGGAACAATTTTAGAAGGTGAACCAGTAGTAGAGTTGACAATTTTGGATGGTGAACCAGTAGAAGAGTTGCAACCTACTCCAAGTGAAAAGGTAGCAACAGCTGATTATAAGTTGATGTGGAATTGGGAAGATGAAGCAGAGAAGGTTTTGATTACTGATAAACCAGAAAAGAAGGTATTCGTGAACAAGAAGTTTGCCTCCGGAAGCAGGTTTGGTAAAAACTGCATTTTCATTAATTGTATTTTTGGCTCTGATTGTGAGTTTGGTTTTAAGTGTGGGTTTAGTTCTAATTGTAAATTTGGTAGTGGATGTATATTTGGCGAAGCGTGTGATTTTGCTTCTTATTGTGAGTTTGGCGATAATTGTGAGTTTAACTCTTATTGCGAGTTTGGTTCTTATTGCCAGTTTGGTTCTGAGTGCAAGTTTAATTCTCATTGTGAGTTCAGTTCTGGATGTTGGTTTGGTAAAAATTGTAAAATAGCTAAACCTTACTGGGATGGAAAAGTAAACACGAAGAATAATTAAGGGGGAGAAAGGAGAAAAATGCCTTACATTGACGATTTAGCCTATGAACCTGAAGCCATCCCTAGCAACTTTATGAAGTTGCAGCCCGGAGAGAACAAGATAAGGATTGCCTCGCAGACATTCCATTTCAAAAAGCACGGCTTTAAGTCGGAGGGCAAGTATTCTTCCAAGATTTGCCAAGGAGAAAATTGCCCCTACTGCCAGCAAGGGAATGAGCCAAAGAACCGCTATGCCTGGATAGTGCTTGACAGAAAGGAGCAGAATCCAGAGAGAATGGTTAAGGTTTTAGAGGTGGGTTGGCAGATTTATGGACAATTACTTGCCTATGCCAAAGATGAGGATTATGGACCATTGACCGGGTATGACATCAAGATTAAGCGTACTGGCGAGGGACTTGAGACGGAATACAGCGTTGTCGCCTCTCCTAAGAAGTCAGAGATTACCGACGAGGAGAAGAAAGCAATAACAGAATCTAAGATTTACCTTGAAAAGTTGTTTGGCGGTGGTAGGTTCACGAAGGTTGAAGAACCAGATGAGTTATCAGTTGAAGAGGAGGTTCCATTCTAAAGAGTAAGAGGAAGGGAGGAGAGATGAAATTCTATAACATTCAACAGCTACAAAAGATGGGGAGTTTGCCATACCATTCCCGTTATGGAATCCTGAAGTTAATTCGGGAGGGATATCTTAAAGCGATAGTTAAGAAGGGAAAGGGGATTGGCACAACATATTTCATACCAGAGACCGCCATTTCGGAGTGCAATCGTTTGTTTTTTGCCGAATTATATCCAAAGAAAGAACCCAACAATGGCAAAGAGACAAAAAGCTCCTAAGATAGAATTGCTTATCTCGGTTGACGACAGCCACCCTTTAAACTATAGGAGTGCCGAGCTATTGGAGAGGTATGGTTTGGTTAAGAATGCGATTTTTTTCTTAGATACTGCAAGGTTGGATACTGGGCAGATGGATTACTTATTGGGTCGTGGGTTTGAGATAGGAAACCACACTGAGAACCATCGGATTCTTACTGAGATTTCCATCGACCAGGCCATAGATGAAATTCTTGCCCCAGAAAGAAAATTGTCTTTCAGGTGGTTCTGTTATCCGAGGGGTAGATACAATCAGGAGATTGTCAACATATTGAAATACTTGGGATATGAGAAGGCAAGAACAACGAGGGTATTCCAGATATGGATGCCGGAGAACCCATTGGAGAGCCATTCCACGGTTCATTGTTATCAAAGGAAAGAATATGACAAGACAGATTGGGAAGTGATGGCAAAGAATCTTTGGGATAAGGTCAGGCAAGGAGAAGGCAACTATTATCATATCTGGTGGCATTCTTGGGAGATAGAGAGAGAAATAGAAGGATGGGTGAAGTTAGAAAATGTGTTAAAGTATATTACAAGGAATCCAGAATGAAAACCGACGAGACATTTAAAACTGCTGATTTGAGCCTAGTCGCCTATCTAAGTTATTTGGGTTTTGGTTTTGAGACAGAGTTAGAAGAGATTAAGGGAAGCGGATTTATGGAGAAACGGGTTGTCTTCTGCTTTAACGGAAAAGAAGAGTGTATAAGGGTGATGAGGGAGTTTTATGCCAACAGAGCAGCAGTGGAACCCCAGAGGTATTACCATATCATCAGGACATTGAAGTCGCTTATCCGAGAGAAGTTGGGCTTATCTAAGGAGGCCAGATGAAGGTTTTAACCACAAAAGGATGTCAGCCGCTGGTTCCGGAAAATTGATAGTCGAGGCAAAAAGAAAGAAGAGGAAAAGATGAAGATTTTCATTCCGCAGGAATCAAAACAGACCCTTGGCGGTGGCTGGACGTGGATTAGGACATTCACAAAGTTCAGCAAAGACTGGGCAGTCATCACCCATAACCAGGAAGAGAAGCACGATTTATGCCTGATTGCCGGAGCAACTCAGACATCCAGGGAGACAATCATCAGGGAAAAAGAGAATAAGATACCTATTGTTCTCCGCATTGACAACATACCCCGCAATAGCCGCAATCGTAATACAGGGACTTCAAGGCTTTATGATTTCGCCCAGTGGGCAGACCTCGTGATTTATCAAAGTTCTTGGGCAAAGAAGTTCATTGAGCCGTTCATCAGGAAAACAGGGTTGGTGATTCTCAATGGTGCCGATGAGACGATTTTCAAGCCAGAAGGGAGGAAGATAACATCGCCAAATAGCCCCGTCTACCTTTACAGCCAGATAAACCGAGATGAGACAAAGCAATTTCACATCGCCTGGTATAATTACATTTTTATTCAGCGGCAGGAACCGAATGCCATTCTATGGTTGGTTGGAAATTTTAGTCCGGAGCATTTGCAGTATAACTTTGATTTTTTCCAGGGAGAGAACTGGAAATACTGGGGAGCCATAGACAATCCCGAGTTGCTGGCAGATATTTATCGTAGTGCCGACTACTTTCTTTATACATATTTTAACGATGCTTGCAGTCAGACCCTGATAGAGTTTTATCTATGTGGTGGCCAACCGATTTACTTGAGTCTTACAGGCGGGGCAGTGGAGATTAAGGAAAAATTTGAGATGTATGGCAGGGAATACCTAACAGCAACGAGGATGTGTAAAGAGTATAAAGAAGCATTGGAAGGGATTATAAGATGAAAGGAAAAATAAAATGAAGAATAATTGGGAAAACAAAGCAGAAGAAGTATTGATTACTGATAAACCAGTAGAAAAGGTGTTCGTGAATAAGAAGTTTGCCTCTGGAAGTAAGTTCGGTGATGATTGCATTTTTGTTAGATGTATTTTTGGTTCTGATTGTGAGTTTGGTTCTGATTGTGAGTTCAGTTCTGGCTGTTGGTTTGGTTCTGGGTGCGAGTTTGATTCTTGGTGTGAGTTTGGCTTTGAGTGTTTGTTTGGTTCTGGGTGTAAGTTTGGTTTGGGGTGTAAGTTTGTTTCTGGGTGTGAGTTTGATTCTCATTGTGAGTTTGGTTCTAGGTGTGAGTTTGGTTCTGGGTGCGAGTTCGGTAATGGATGTAAATTTGGTTCTGATTGTGAGTTTAATTTTGGGTGTCTGTGTGGTTCTGAATGTGAGTTTGGTCCTTATTGTGAGTTTGGTTCTAGGTGTGAGTTTGGTAAAAATTGTAAAATAGCTAAACCCCTGGGACGGAAAGGTAAACACGAATAGGAGGACAAAATTTCATCACTAACACGCTTACAATTAGAAAACTGGTTAAAAGAGATAGAGGTAGACTGCGAGAAGGTTCTTGATGTTGGGGCTGGCTCAAACCCCGCCAGAAAAAGAATTAAAAGATGTAGATGTGCGGTTTACCATACTCTTGACATAGAAGGCAATCCCGATTTCAAGTGGGACATCAACTACTACAAGAGGCCAGAGGAGTTATTTGGCTTTGACCCCTATCCGCAGTATGACGTCATTTTCTGCTTGGAAGTCTTTGAGTACTGCTGGAATCCCTATACTGCCTTCCAGAACATCACGAATTGGCTAAAGAAAGGCGGGACACTTTATTTGACTCTTCATTTTGTTTATCCGCTTCACAAACCAGAAGGCAATGACTGCTTGAGATACACCGACAACTGGATAAAGAAGATGGCCAGGCTTTTCAATTACCAGTACTTGGAGATAACCGAGAGAGTAGCAACAAAAGGAGAGTCATTATTGAGGCAGTTTTATACCTTGGAAGAGATGCATACGATGGGAAAAGAAGAGGTTATAGGTAGTTTATGTAAACTAGTAAAATAGGGTCGAAAAAAAAATAAATAAGAAAGGAGCTAAAATGAGAATTAAAGGGATCAAATGGTACTGGTGGCTAGTTATCATCTTTATCCCATTGATGGTTGGTATCGGTTGGGGAAGTGCAAGTAAAGAAAGGGTGGTTACTAAAGAAGTGCCTGTTGTAAAAGAAGTTCCTGTAACTAAAGAGGTGGTTAAAGAATGTGACTATACTAATTGGAAATCTCTGAAGAGCAAAGACGACGAGATTATCACCGTATCAGATAAGGGTTTTATCATTGTTTCAGAAATCTTTAATGCCATTTCCCAGTTTGATATGAATACCATAGAAAAGAAGACAGCCGAATTGGAAGGATTGAGCAATCAGATGTCGAAGTTGGCTCCGGAAAGACAGGCAATTCTGCAGAATCTTGGTTATTAAGGATACCAAAGGATACCAGAAAATACCAGAAAATTATGAGACTTGGCGGATTTCTAACATTGACCAACCCTATCTGGAGACAAGACCCATACCTTGAGTGCATTGGGCAGATGCTGGATTTCTATGATGAGGTGGTGATAGTTGACGGCGGACACGAGGACGGATATTTGGACACTATCCCGAAGGATAGGAAAATTAAGATAGTGGAAAGGAAATGGCCAAAAGAGTTTAGTTGGGAATTTATTGGTCAGCAGTTTCAACTGGGATATGACAGCTGTGATTCCCAATGGTGCATCAGGCAAGATTGCGACTACTTCATTCACCAGAATGATTTCAAAAGACTGAGAAAACAGCTAGAAGACCCAAACCTACAGAACTACCCCGTAGCAAAGTTTTACAAGTATCAATTTCTCCTTATTGACAGGTATATCATAAAGACAAGGATAGCTCTTGCTTTTAATAAAAAGAGATACCCAAACATCAGGTTGGATGCCGGAGGGGATTTATGCCAGCCTTCATTGAATGATAGAGAGATAGACGAGGACATAATGCCCAATCTGGGGATTCCCATCTATAATTATGATTTCTGTTTCAAGACAAGGGAAACAATAGACAAGGACTTTTCAAGATTTATGAAGGCTTGGCAGAGAAGGTTTGGTAGTAGCATCCCTGGTTTTGAGAATATGATGAAGGATAGGTTAAAACTAAGGGGCAAGCAGACGATTATCAAGTTAGAGGAACACCCAAAATACATTCAAGACAAGATAAAAAAGATGACGCCTGACCAGTTTGGTTATTCTTGCTTTGGTTGGGCGGAGAAAGCGAGTTATTTCAAATGAAAAAGCTTAATTTAGGATGCGGCAAGAATTGGCAAGACTACCTTGATTATGAGGGCTTGGATATTGTTGATTACGGACAAGAATGGAAAGGCGATGTTTTGAAATTGCTTCCTGGATTTGAGGATGGTTCATACGACGAGGTGATGGCAAACCATTTTCTAGAGCATTTTGACCAGGACCAATTGAGGACAATCTTCAGCGAGGTTCATAGGATTTTAAAGCCCAGGGGAAAGTTTGAGTTCATAGTTCCACACAAGATTAAGGATAAGGCTTGGGTGTTATCGCACAAGACTTTTTGGTGCGAGGAGACGGTTAAGTTCTTGGAGAAGTACGGAGAGGATTACGGCTTTGGGGAGTGGAAGATTGAGGAGTTGGTTGTGAATGGTAGGTTGGATATTTATGCCCGATTGGTTAGGGTTTGACAAATATCTAAAAGTTTAAGTAAAATTATTAAAGAAAACTATGAAAATACTCACAGTAGTTGACAAGGAGAAAAGTGCCATTCATCGACTTGCTCTTGGTGTTCAGAAATACAACCCTCATTTAAACATTGAGATATTGGCTGTTCATCCAAAAAGACCGGATAACAGTCAACTTTTAAAATATAAGGAGTTAGCAGAATGGGCGGATATCTTGGACTTCCAGTACTGGAAGACAGCTCTGATGTTGCTTGAGAGGTTTCCAGAGTTTAAGAGGAAGAAAAAGTTATTGACGCATCACAACCCTTATTCGATTTGGGAAAACGATTGGCAGGATTTTGATGGCCTGATTGTCGTGAATCAGGAACAGAAATCATTGTTGCCAAATGCCAAACTGATACCCCTGGCGATTGATTTGAACTTCTTCAAATGGAATCCCGATTACACAGAGGAAAAGACGGTAGGGATGGTTGTTGCAAGGATAGAAGGCAAGAAAGGGATTTTGCCTGTCGCCCAGGTTTGTAAAGAATTGGGGTATAAGATGATTCTGGTTGGCAGGGTTTCTGATTTAAACTATCTTAATGAAGTCTTGAGAACAGGTGTGGTGGACTTCAGGAATGATGTCTCAGAAGAGGAACTGAAGGACGCCTACAAGGAGATGGCCGTATATGTTTTTAACTCCGTGGATAATTTTGAGGCGGGTTCGCTTCCAGTACTTGAAGCAATGGCAACTGGGGTTCCTGTTCTTGCCAGAAGGATAGGCCATATTCCAGAACTTTATGACGGGATGAATATGGTGGTTAGGGAAGGCCAACCAGACGACTTGGATGATTTAAAAGAGAGCCTAAAAAACCTGATGGAAGACAAGGAAAAGAGAATAGAGCTACGAGAGAAGGGATGGAAGACTGTTATTACAAGAAGCGATGAGATAAGGGCAAGGGAATACTCAAAGATTTATCATAAGATATGGTCTAAAAGCACCCTTGTTTCTGTAATTGTTCCTACCTTTAACCGCAAAGATGTCCTTGCCAAAGCTTTAGATGGGTTGTTTAGGCAAGATTATCCTTCCTTTGAGATTGTTGTCGCCGATGATGGAAGCACCGACGGGACAAAAGAAATGGTTATGGAAAAAAGAAAAAAATCTTTCGTGCCAATCAAGTATGTAAACACCAACGACACCAATCAATACCATTTGGCCAAGGCAAGGAATATGGCCGCAATTGAGGCAGAAGGAGACATTCTTGTATTTATGGATGATAGGTTCTATCCAAATAAGAATATGATTTCCGAGTTTGTGAAAAGGCTTTATTCGGGATACTTCCTACACGGCAACAAAGGAAGCGGGAAACGCACCTTTGTCGAGAACTTCTCTTGCATTTACCGGCAAGAGTTCATCAATGCCGGGATGTTCTGCGAGAGGATTGAGCAGTACGGGGGACTGACCCAAGAGACCCAGAAACGCTTCCAGAGGCAAGGATTTAGGTTTTTATATGTGGATTCTGCTCAGGCTAGGCAGATAATTTCCTCTCATAGCAAATGGACCAGGAAGGAGGAGATAATGAGGTCGAAGATTATTTTACAAAAGATGGGAATGTGAGATGGAGAAGATTAGGATTTTCTCTTGTCCTTGGCATCTGGGTCATCAGTATGAGTTGCTCAAGTTGAATCCATACACGAACGGGCAGATTGAGTTCTATTACTGCTTGAATATGGCAAGGAAATGGTCAAACTCCGCCCGCCCGATGCCTAAACACTTAAAGTGGGTGACACACTATGAGCCAGGAAAGTATGACCTTGCTATCCTACATATTGACCAGCAATGCGTTGACCCAACAATAGGCAAGGGTTGGCTCTACAACGACCTGAACGAGGTCATCAAGGATATCCCTAAGATAGTTGTTTGCCACGGCACTCCTCTTTGGCCTGAGCAGTTTGATAAGAACATAATCATCAACGGCGGCAGTGTTTTCTTTAGGGGAGAGGTGGTTAAGATAAGAGGAATAAAGGAGCTTGTGGGGGATAATTTCTTTGTGGTCAATTCTTATACATCGGCAAAGGAATGGGGATGGGGATATCCGATAGTTCACGGAATGGACCCCAACGAGTGGTATGACTTGCCGAAAGAGCCGATGGTCACGACCATGATAAGTCCTGCTGGGCTGGACAAGTACTACAACCGAGACCTTTTGCGGGCGGTTAAAGAATTGCTTATACAGGACTATGGAATTACGCTTTACCAGATAACAGTAGACTTCCTTCCGAACGATTGGGAAGAGTACAAAAGATTTCTGGGACGAAGCCTGATTTACTTCAACCCCACCTATGATTCACCGATGCCCCGTTCACGGACAGAGGCGATGCTGTCTGGTTGTTGCGTGGTGACGACCAAGTATCACGAGGCAGACCAGTTCATTAAGAATGGAAAAAACGGCTTCATCGTGCCGGACAACCCCAGAGTCATTGCAGACTTAATCAATATGCTGATAACCCAGCACTACAGGGAAGCGGTGAAGATAGGGCAGGAAGGGAAGAAGACTGCCCAGAAGTATTTTCACACAGATAGGTATTTGGAGACTTGGTATCACTTAATTAAGATGATTCTTAATAAGAAAAAGCCTGCCATAAGAAAACCACCTTGGGAGGAGAAATGAGAGTCGGATTTGTGCTTTTTGAGAGATGGCATAACCGTAGGGATATCGCCAGCTCCAGGTATCGGGGACATTGGATAATTAAGTATTGGCCAGAGGCAGAGGTGTTCAAGCAGGGACAGAAATATGATGTGGTAATTTACCAGAAGGTCTACTGGCTGGAACACGTCCAACAGTTTGAAGGGATAAAGATTTTGGACATTTGCGACCCTGATTGGCTCGAAGGGCATATGGTCAAGGAGATGGTTGACCTGGTGGATGCAGTGACCTGCCCCACAGAAGCATTGGCAAGGTTTATGAGACAGCTGACAGACAAGCCGGTGGTAGTCATTCCGGACAGGCAAGACCTGGAATACTGCAAGGAAAAGAAAATACATAAAGGGAAGGCGAAGAGCTGTGCTTGGTTTGGCTACTCTCACAATTCTCATGTCCTGAAGCAGACAATCCCCTATCTTATGGAGCTTGACCTGAAGCTGACCATGATATCGGAGAAGCCAATAGTGTTATCCAGTTATGGAAATGAGGAGTTCAAAAAGTATGAGAATTGGAAGCTCTGGAAGCTGGATACGGTTGGAAGTGAAATTATCAAGCATGATATCGTCCTCTTGCCTAGTTCCATCAGATTAAAAGACCAGTATAAGTCAAACAACAAGATGACCTACGCTTGGGCTCTTGGGATGCCAGTGGCGACAAACTACGATGAGTTGAAGAGGTTTATGAATGAGGAAGAAAGGAAAAAGGAGGCAGAGAAGAGATTGAGGGAAGTAAAGGAGAAGTATGATGTTCGCCAGAGCGTGGTTCAGTTTAGGGAATTGATTGGGAGGTTGAAGAAATGAACTACAAAAAAAGACAAAAAGAATACCGACAACTCAAGAACCGCCTTGACGACCTTTGGGGAAAGATTATCCGTTCAAAAGGAAGGTGTGAGTGGTGTGGAGAGGTGAAGCCCTACCTCAATGCGGCACATATTTTTTCAAGGCGATTTCTTTCTACCCGTTGGGATATAAATAATGGGCTTGCATTGTGTCCTGCTTGTCATCGCAAAGCACACGATAGGCCACTAGACTTTGCCGATTTTGTTAAGGTGAAATTAGGAGCAGAGAGATATGATTCTTTGAGGCAAAAGGCAAATTCTATTAACAAACCAGGTTTAGCAGACTTGGAGAAGCTTTACTTAAACCTAAAAGAGACAGCAGAAAGAAAGGAGATAAAATGAAAAAAATTGCGGTTGTTGGTTATGGTTATGTTGGCAAGGCCTTCGTAGAGATGGTGAGAGACCATTACGAGGTCGCAGCGAGGGATACCAAGAAGTACTACAACATATTTAAGAACTCTTATACAGAGGTAGACCTGTCTTCCAAAGATGATTACTCAGCCTTAAACGATGCTGACTTAGGGGTGGTATGTGTCCCAACCCCTATGAAGGAAAACAAGGAATGCGATACATCAATCGTTGAAGAGGCAGTAAAGAATCTTAATACGCCTGTCATTTTGATTAAGTCAACCGTTGCTCCTGGAACCACCGACTACCTGAAAAAGAAGTATAAGAAAAGGATAGTGATGAGTCCGGAATACATAGGAGAAGGTCATTATTATATCAGTCCAGAGAAAGATTTTCATAATAATATGAAGAAATGCCCTTTCTTGATTCTTGGCGGGGATGATGAGGATTGCAACTATGTTTTAGATTTGCTTGTTCCTATTCTTGGACCAGAAAAGATGTATTATAAAGTTAAGCCTATTGAAGCAGAGTTAATCAAATATATGGAGAACACCTACTTCGGAGTTAAGATAACCTTCGCCCAAGAGATGTATGATATCTGCCAGAAGTTTGGAGCGGATTGGTACAGGGTTTGGAAAGGCTGGGCTTTGGACCCAAGAGTGGATGCGATGCATACTGCCGTGTTTCCGGAGAATCGTGGCTTCTCTGGGAAATGCCTTCCAAAGGACTTGAATGCCCTGGTCAGGGCAAGCGAGAAGACAGGATATGAGCCGATTATGCTTAAGGCGATGTTGGAGTCAAATAGAAAAATAAGGATAAAGAATGGCAAGAAGCCAGATTATTAGAAAGGAGACAAAATGGAAATTGTTAATGTAAAAACTTCAGAACTTAAGTTCGCCGAGTACAACCCAAGAGAAATAACCGAACACGACTATGAGGCACTGAAGAATGCTATCAGGGAGTTCGGGATTGTCGACCCGATTATTGTCAATAAGAGAGGGAACGAGATTGTTGGGGGACATATGCGGGTTAAAGCGGCACAAGAATTGGGGATTGAAGAGGTGCCGGTGGTGTATGTGGATTTGCCGGACGAGAAAGCAAAACTGCTCAACCTTGCCTTGAACAGGATACAGGGTAGGTGGGAGAGGGAGAAGTTGGAGAAGCTGCTTTACGAGTTGAGCCAGAAGGAGGTTGATTTGGAGTTGTCGGGGTTTGAGCCTTGGGAGCTGGATTTCTATAACCCTGGACCAACCAATGAAGAGTTTGAAAAGGAGCTGGAAGAATTAAAAGGTTATACACCAGCACCACCTTTAACGATTACTTTGGTTTTCAGAGAAGCCAATCTTTACTTTGAGTTTTTGAAAAGAGTTAGTAATGGGAAGCCTCGTTCAAATATAATTTCCGTTATATTCCGGGATATGAACGAATATGAGGAGTTTAAAGATTTGGTTTTGGTAGAAGAAGATAAGAAAAAGAAAATTTTAGGAGAGGATTTGCTTGCGATTTTGAAGAAGAGCGAAGAGAAATCTGCTACTAAATAGAAAGAGGTTAAAATGGAAAAATTTTACGGTTCACCTCGCTGGTCTTATGAATTTTTAGATTGTTCAATGCCAATGACATTTGACCAGTATAACCTGTGTTCTTACAGATGTCAGTATTGTTTTAGTTATTATCAAAGAGTCCAATTTAAAGATTATTTAAAAAAGAATATACGATGGGTTAATGTAGAAAAAGTAAAAAAGATATTTCTTGACCCAGATAGTTCTCAATTTGGTCCTTATATAAAAAAGAGGATACCTTTACAATGGGGCGGACTTTCTGAGCCATTTGATTTGGCGGAACCAAAACTTGGTATTGGGCTTCAACTTTTGAAGTTTTTTAGAGAGATTGATTACCCTGTTGCTTTTTCTACTAAATCAGTTTGGTGGCCTTGGCATCCTGAATACAGAAAGGTGATTAAAGGGGCAAAGAATTTTCATTTTAAGTTTACTATTATCACTTTAGATGAAGAGAAAGCCCGGAAGGTTGAACAGAGAGTACCTTCACCACAATTAAGGCTAAAAGCATTAGAGGAAGTAGCTAAGCTGGGAACAGCCGGTGTTAATTTAAGATTGCGGCCATTTATTATAGGAATTAGCACGCCAAGCTATTTAGATTTGATTAAAGAAGCGGCAAAAAGAGGTGCACAGGCAGTTTCTACTGAGTTTTTTTGTTTAGACAGAAGAATAGTGAAGCCTGGTAGAGCTCGATACAAAATTATGTCTGAAGCGTGCGGTTTTGATTTGTGGGAGTTTTATCGGCTAAATTCTCACACAACAGGTTATTTAAGGTTGGATTATGAAGTGATGAGGCCTTATATGGAGCAAATGGAGTCTCTTTGTAAAAAATTGGGGATTGGCTTTTTTGTTTCAGATGCTCATCATAAAGAAAGGTGTCCTTGGGGTTCTTGTTGTGGATTGCCAAAAGATAAATATTTTAGCAATTATGCTAAATGTCAGTTTACAGAAGCGATTGTGATTGCCAAGGAGAAGGGAGAGGTTAGATTTTCAGATATAGCAAAAAACGAGCATGAATTTTTGGAAAAAACATTGTATGTTGGAGCTGGAGGATTACATTCTGTTTATAGAGAAAAAAATTACTTTCTAACAATGCTGGATGTTATGAGGTCGGTTTGGAACAATCCAAAAGATGGACATTCTCCTTATAAATACTTTGAAGGGATGTTAATTCCAGATAGGTTAGATGAGAATGGCGATATTGTGTATAAGTTTAACAGGAAGAAGCATGAAGGAAAATGAAAAATATTGGATAAAAAAATTTCTTTTTCTAATACGTCCAAATGCTTATGATAAATTCACCTGTGATGAAGTAATTAAAAGAAATGTTTATTTTAGAGATTTTCCCATCAAAAGTAAAGAAAAATGGCTTGATATTGGAGCTCACATTGGAAGTTTTAGTATTCTTGTCAAATCTTTGGGATGTGATGTGATTGCCTATGAACCAAATAAAGAAAATTTTTTAATGGCTAAAGAAAATTTTAAATTGAATAACTATGATATTCCAATCTTTAATTTGGCAGTTGTTGGTAATAATGATAATAAGCGTTTGTTGTATTTAAATACTAATAGGAATATGGGTTCACACTCATTTTATATCAATAAAAGGCGGACAAAGAAAGAGTGGGTAAATTGTGTTAATATTAATTCTATTATTACAGACGAAATTGATGGGATGAAAATTGATACTGAGGGTTGTGAATACGAAATAATAAAAGCAATTAGAGATTTTAAAAATTTAAAAAAAATTGTTTTTGAATATCATTTTAATATTTTAGGTGAGAAAAGATATTTTGAGTTAATAAATATATTAAGTAAAAATAATTTTAAATTAAAATATAAAAAAAATGTAGACAAAAACTGGTATTTATTAGTAAAAGCAATAAGATGAAAATTTGTATAGTTTCAAAAGGAAGATGGAACAATTTGAGAACCTTAAAAATCTTACATGGGTATGAACAGAATGTTGTAATCTTTGTTGACAATGATGAGGTCGATAAATATTTAGTGTCTTTTAGTACTTTAAATGGTCTTCGAATCGTCAATACTGGATTAAATGGACAGGGGGTCATTAAAGCAAGAAACTACGCTTTAGAGTACTTAAAAGACGAAATAGTACTAATGGTTGATGATGACTTGCTGGATTGGCTGGAAAAAGATACTTATGGTTTTAAAAGGATAGATTTTGGTGAGTTTATCGAGAAGGCTTTGGCAAAGATGAAAAAATATGGTTTGGCTCAGTTAGGATTTGGACAACCTCGTTCTGCAATTCATGCCACCAGAGATTTAAGGTTTTTCCAGCATTGTAGCGACTGTTATTTGTTGGATAATCGAATGCTACAAAAATATAAAATTAACTATGATACAAACTTAACCCATTTTGAAGATTTCGATTTGACATTACAGATTATTGATAAAGGGTTGTTAACAGGTAAAACATTCTTTTTGGTGGTTGAGAAAACACCAATGGGATACGGTAAGGGTGGTTGTAATTCCTATGATAGACAGAAACAAGCCAAAGAAAGTGTTTTGTATTTGTTAAAAAAATGGGGAAGAGATATTATTAAAATAAATAAGAATGCTAAACATGGAATAATTGAACCAAAATGTCAATTTCAAAAATTAGCATTTTTAAGAAGGTAAAACTATGGAAGAAAAAAGCAACCCACAACCCAGACTTTTAAAAGCCTATGAGCAAAGGGCAATCCAGTTGAAGTATGAAGGTGCCTCTTATGATAAAATTTCCAAAACCTTGCTTGAGGAGTTTAAAATTGAGAGGACTCCAAAGGCAATTGCCGACTGGTTTACTAAAGACGGTAGGCTGAGGGGAGAGTATGAAAGGTATGCCGAAAGAGAAAATGAAATTAGGAGACAAGAGGCGATTAACCTTTTCCGTGCCAACCTAAAGAGAGCGGTTTTGCTTTTGATTTCTAAGCTTGGTTCTTCTGATGAGAGGATACAGATAGATGCGGCAAAAGAAATTATCAACCGGGAGCTTGGTAAGGCAAAGGAGATAATGGAGGCGGAACTAAAAGGGGATATTTTTAAAGACCTTGCCGAATGGGTGAAAAAACAAGAATAGAAGTTTTAAGAAATGGAGTTAAACTTCGAAAAAATCTTCCGGGCAAGAGACTATTTGCTTGAGAGGCACGGAATTGTTTTTTATCCTTTTCAGAGAGAAATAAGCAATGCTATCATCCGGGCGGTCTATGACCCATTGCGATTGCAAGCCGAAGTTCCTGGCGAGGAAATCTTTGTGGAAGTTTCACGGCAGGCCGGAAAAACGACAGCTGTTGCTTATACAGTAGAGTTTCTTTTTGGGTTCACGAAGCCTTTTTTAGGGCAAGAAATTACAATCGGGATATTCGCACCACAGAGGGAACAAGCAAAGACAGACTTTGATAGGCTCAAGCAGTACTTTGAGGCTTTGAAAAGACTAGGAACAACGGTTGAGTTTGATGAATACAATGCCCAAACATTGAATATCAAAGGTAAAGGCGTGGCCTACATTTTTCCGATAACAGAGACTTCTCATCCTGAATCGAAGTTCTTGGACTTAATGGTTTTTGAAGAAGCCCAAGACATCAACGACCAGAAGATGATTCGGGATGTTTTTCCGATGGGGGCTGCAAGGAATGCTGTCAGGATATTTATAGGCAGTGGTGGATTCCGGATTTGCTATTTCTATCGTGGCCTCCAAAGAGAGGATACCAAAAAGTTCATTTATTCTTATGATGAGGTAATAAGACAGAAGAGAGAGGCTTATGAGCCGACCAAGAATCCTTTCCATCTTCAGTATGAAAGATACATAGAGAGGGAAAAACAGGTACTTGGCGAGGATTCTGACGAGTTTAAAGCTCCTTACCGTCTGATTTGGGTTTTAGGAACTGGGCAGTTTATTACCTCAGAGCAGTTTGAGAAGTTGGTTGGCAATTTCTCTAGGTGTTATCAAGAGAAGAAAGATCCAGTCTATGCCGGGATTGATACCGCCAAAGACCCAGATTCGACCGTTGTGACGGCTTTACGCTGGAACTCAGATAAGAGAAAGAAGCAGATAATAAACTGGTTAGAATTGAAGGGGGATAACTACAAAGACCAGTTTGATATCATTATGAATTTCTTGTCCAATTACAATGTCAAGGCAGTGGCGATTGACTCAACCGCACAAGGGGATTTTATGCCCGATATGTTTGAAAGGGAAACTCAATGGAGAGATGAGAGGTCAGGGCTTTACAGGGTTAAGTTTTCACTTCCAATGAAGGATATCCTATATAAGAATCTTTTGAATGTAATAAGGAACTTCTTGACAGAAGTGCCTAGAATTGAGACAAAAGAAGCAGAAAGGTTTAAGCAACAGCTTTTGGATTTGCAGAAGGAATACAAAGGAGAATTGTTGTCTTGCCATCATCCGGATGACCCGAACGCCCACGATGATTATTCAGATAGTTGGTCGCTTGCCGAGTATGCTTATATGAAGGAGCAAGAGAGAGGTGAACCAGAGATAACAATCATAGGCGGAGAGCCTTTTGAAGGAGAATAATATGGGACTATTTGACAGATTCTTTAAGAAAACCATCATTGAACCGCTAAAGAACGAACTCAAAGAAGAGGCGAGTAAGGATTTTGACTTGACTTTGGTTCCATTTAGGTATTCTCAACCACCAGCCAAAAAAGCCAGCCAATATGTCGAGGCATATAAGGGTTGGGTTTATGCCAATATCGCAGCCCAAGCCGATGATGTCGCCGATATTATATTTAAGTTGTATCGTGCCGTCAGAAGAGGCGGGAAGATGGAGGTGCAGGAAGTTAAGGAGCATCCCTTGTTGGAGCTTCTTTATCAGGTCAATCCCAGTATGACAAAGCACGAACTCATCTATACCACGGTTACCCATCTTAGGTTGCTTGGTGAGGCAATGTGGTACTTGGTCAGAAGGAACTCCAATAACCCAAAAGACCTTCCGACTGAAATCTATCCTTTGAGGCCGGACAAATTCAAAGTCATACCAGGAGACCTGTCGAAAGGGCAGTTCATTTCTCATTATGAGTATATGGTGACAGGGAAAGAGAAAGTTAGATTTGAGCCTTGGGAGATTTTGTTTCTTAAAACCCCAAACCCCAAGAATCCCTACAGGGGATTAGGGGTGATTGAGGCGGCGGCGACAACCTTGGATATTGAAGAATATTCTGAAATGTGGAACAGGAATTTCTTTTTCAATTCCGCCCAACCAGATGCCATACTTTATACCGACCAAAAACTAACCCCAGAGGCGATACAAAGGTTGAGTAAAATATGGTCAGGAACCTATGGCGGGATAGATAGGGCAAGGCGGACAGCTATCCTAGAGCAGGGTCTGAGGTATGAGAAAATCCAGATGTCAGCCCAAGAGATGCAGTTCCTTGAAGGGCAAAAATGGACAAGAGACAAGATAATGGCGATGTTTCGAAACACCAAGATTGCCCTTGGGATAGTAGAAGATGTGAACAGAGCCAACGCAGAGGCCTCCGAGTATGTCCATATGAGAAACATCATCCGCCCCCTGATGAAAAGGATAGTGGAGTTCTTGAATGAGTTTCTTGTCCCGCTTTATGGAGACGATTTATTCTTGGACTTTGAAGACCCGGTGCCGGAGTCGGTTGAATTGAAGCTGAAGGAATATGAGTCAGGATGGAACAAGTGGTTAACAATCAATGAAATTCGGACCCAGGAGGGATATGAGCCGGTAGAAGGCGGTGATGTCATTTATATGCCAATAAACCTAATGCCGCTTGGCAGTCCTTCAGAAACAAAGATTATTAAGTTGAAAGCCTCTAGGAAGCTGAGAAAGAAGCAGAAAGACTTCACCGAGCAGCTGGTGATGTTGCAGAACCGGAATGTTAAGCTAAAGAGACTGAAGGCCGAGTTCTCTCAAAAGTTGATTAAGGTCTTGAAGAACCACCTCAAGAAACCGACTATGAACGTGAAGAAGAAGGAACTGGAGCATCCGGAGATGAGATACTACAAGGCAATCACCAACCTTTCCGAGAAATGGAGAAAGCTACTGAGTAGTAAGATAGACAAGGTTATGGCCTGGCAGTTGGAAGAGGTTTTGAAGAAGTTGGCCAAGAAATACAAGGCAGTGTCGGATTACCTGTTTGACAAGAAAGAAGGAATCCAGACGACGATTGACCTCTCAACGCCCGTCATCAGGGAACTGGTAAAAGAGATGGGAGACCAGGCCTATGATTACTTGGGGATTCCGGACGATTATCCAGAGACCTCATCGGCTTTGAGCTTCGTCAAAAAGAGTACTTATGAATTTGCCAAGTCATTCAACGATACCATCACAGATAGATTGAAAAATGAATTGAAAGAAGGAATGGCTGCAGGCGAAGGAGTGGAGAAGATAAGCGGAAGGCTAAGAGAGGTCTTCAATGAGTTGAGAGATTGGGAAGTTGATAGGATTGCCAGGACTGAGGTGATGAGGGCTTCAAACTTTGGGACTTTGGACGCCTACAAGCAGGCAGGGATTAGCTACAAGAAGTGGTTCACCGCTCCAGGTGCCTGTGATATTTGTATGGAACACGAAGGAAAGATAGTTGGAATCAACGAGGATTTCTTTGAGGCAGATTATGGAAGCGGAGAGTATCCTCCTTTGCATCCTAATTGCCGATGTGTGGTTGTTCCTTCTGTAGAGGGACCGACAAAGGGAATGGAACCCAATAAAGAGTCAGAAGAAGGGAAAAACGACATTGAGAAAGAAATAAAGAAAATCCTGGAGGAATGATGGACGAGAACACAACTAAAAAAATTCAGGCACTAAAAAATAAGATTGAGATTTTAGATGCCTTGCTTTCTGAACCAGTTGAGGAGAAGAAGAAAATCTACAAGGCATTAGAACTTATTGGTTCAGAGATAGCCAAGATAAAGGAAACCCAGAAACTTCAGAATCCGGAAATTGAAGAGATTGCAGCAAAACTTGAGCAGATTAGGGATATGGTTAGGGAGATCCCTGCCGAGTTTCCGGAAGAGGTTAAGGTATCCAACTTGAAGGACTTGCCACCTCCTCAAGTGAAGGTAGAAACAAAGGAAGTCCGGGTATCTAACCTTCACGAGTTGCCTAGGCCGAAAGTGGAGGTGCCTGAGAATCTGAAAGAGTTCAATTTCAAGACCCTGATTAAGATTTTGGAAAATGGCTTTTTGGGGATGGTCAAGCAACTGACCCAGAAGGTGACTCTTACTCACAGAAGGCCAGAGGAATACATTCCGGTGAGGTTGTCGGATGGGAAACTTTTTTACGAGGCATTTGGTGGCGGAGGAGGGGTTGCCGGCGGTCCGGTTGTCTCTAAATCCGTAGAAGCGGTGACGGATTGGACAAGTGTTGCCCAGAATACTGTAAGCAAATCAGGGATAATAGATTGTTCTGGCCACGCTGCTACTCTATTATGTATCCAGGCGGCTTTAAACACGACCACTGCTCATAACGGCACACGATTTATTGTGCAGGTTTCTTCTAACACAAGCGGTGATGAGGACTGGCAGGACTATACAGAGTTTATCGGATTGGCTGGGACGGCGGTGGCAGATAACATAGAAGACAATCCTTTGCCCGCAAACTCTACCTCAATCACCTTAACAGCCAATACTTATACCGCTTTAGCCAAGTGGTTGTTCATCAAGGATGCAACATTGGTAAACAGCGAGTTGATT